TCATTGACTGCCATGTTAGTATTGTAGGCAGTAATGTAAGTATTATACGCAAGAATGTCAATTAGGATCGAAAAGTTTGATCCATCGAAGTCAAAATCGGAAAAATCCGTATTAGTTCGAAGGTAATCCTTAATTTGATCCCTTATACCATTAAAATCTAGGTTGGTAAATTGGTTAAACGCCATTATACTCTAGTTGGCTGGAGGAGGAACTCAATATTTTGTGTAGGAAAGGGTAGTCCTACGATGTCATAACTAATATTTACTAGTAATTCGTTAGAATCGGGTGGAAAAGTAACAAGAACTTCAGTTGCATCGATCCTAGGTTCATAATTATCAAGTAAAACTCTTACTTCTTGTTCAACTGACTGAGCAATTTCGGGTGATTGAAGCTCAAACATTTGATTTTCAATGTTAGCACCCAAAATTGGCTGAAAAAAACGTTCACCCATGCGAGTTCTTACCAGATTTACAACCGATCTCTTGACAGCATCATCGTTTTTTAACGGTACAATGTCGTTAGTTACGGGATGACGACGAAAAGATAGGCTTATATCCTTAAAAGTTCTCGAAATTGTGCTTTTGCCAGCAGTAGGAAGTATCTTTCTGAGCTGTTCGGCTTCAGCCATGGTGTTTTTTTCTTACTTTAGTTACTATCTATAAGGGTTTTGTCAATTTCTTCATCATCGTGAGCAATTTCACGAAGCTCTTTTAGATATTTGTCGGACTTTGGGTCAGTTATGAGTGTCATACCCGACTTAATAAACTCTTCACTCATATCTGGAATGGGGTTTACAGACATTTTATCCTCCTAGAGTTCTGAAAACAGAACTTTTATGGAGGTTTCTATCTCCACTTCTATTTAGAGTCGAATTTCCAATGATTATTTGGTCGTTCCCACCAGAAATGTAAGTCTTCGTTTATATCATTATAGTAGAGTGTAACAAAATCGCTCTTAAACTTACTTCCTGTGTTCTCACAAAGAGCAACTGTATAGTATTTGTTGTTAGAAACCAGCTCCATTTGCTGTGTAATCCATGTATAGTTACCTCCTCGGATTACACCTGCTCCAATTAGAACGAAGTTTTCCCATTGTCTTGCCCAGTCAACGTACTTTTCCGCGAAATCGACCTTGTAGTCGAGACTATCTTCATCGGGGAAGGGTACATTTACTGCTTCAATATGAAAAATCTCCCCATCCATAGACAATGAATGAGAGAGATGTTGAGTAACAACCGCAGAATAGTCAGGAGACACCATCAAGAAGCATGTTTTTGATGGATGAATGTCGATATCGGACATTTTAATCCTATATGACATCTCTTGGATCAGTGCCATCTCCTGATCCTGCGATATGAATTTAAGTTTTTTCACTATTAACCAGCGGCTAGCGGCGAATGCACAGATGGTTCTGCTTTCGCTGCCTCCCTACGACCACCACCTACAACATAGTTGAACTGCATTGCGTCTTCTTTAGCAGCAGGTTCTGCATTTGGGGACATTCTAGGATCTGAATCAGCCATTACTTTCCTTGACCTCGGTAACGTTTGCGTTTCGCATTACGGGAACTAGCAGAATATTTAGTATTCTTACCGTTTCCCTGTCTCGTCTTTTTAGGAGTCGTTTCTACGAACGATGTTCCAGAACGAGAAAGTTTCATTGCAGCCATTATTTAGTCCTTAGAGTTTGTTTTCGCGATTTTTTTGAATTGACGACGCGGTTGAAACGCGCCGCCGCAGAATATAAGAGATCAGATGACTCGGGTCTTCTCATGACCAACACGAATCAGAGGATCACACCAGATCTCATAACCAGCCTCTTTGGCATCCAGACAGAAGGAGACATCCTCTCCACACATGTCTTGAACTTCACCAGAATCAAAGACCTGCATCTTAGGTGCAAACCAAGGATATTCCATCTTAGGATCTTCAAACACACCGTGCTTAATCAGAGTCCAACCGAAACCAGTGTAGTCAACTGTGAATGCCTTACGACGACGTGAGATGGATTCTCCAGTCTCGTGGTTCATGACACCACCATTCTTTGCGAAGTCATCTTCTTCCAACCAGTGAGCAACCGAGGTAGTCTTTCCATCCTCAGTCATATACCAGCCACATGCAATATCCTTATCCATTGCAACGAGACGGTAGAACTTCTCTGTATCGAAAACAATGTCGGAGTCAATCCACAGTTGGTAATCATACTTGAGTTTACCATCCCAAGGAAGTTGATTAGGACCTCGAAGTACATTGGCACCCAGCACCTTACAACGTGCAAAGTTAACCATCGAGGAGTAGTCTTGTGAAATTTGAATACTTGCACCACGTTGTACAAGATCAAAACAGAGTTGTACGAAACTCTTCAAAAATTGATATGAGACTCCTCGACCAGGAAGACAGAAGACAATTGCTTTGCCTTTGATCATCTCTTGTGCAGCTTCGAGATTAAAGGCGTCTTCTACTTTCTTTGGTTTGGGAGCGTTTGCTTTAACGGTAAATCCTTTAGCCATAGTGTTGAATAGTGACAATGATATTTTACCACGGTAATTCAGTCATTGCAACAACCGTGATGTTGAGTTATTTAGCCTTGTTCGCAGGGGACGATTTTGATCTTTTCCTTACAGAGATCATCATCCCTATACCAATCAAAATACTCCTTGACAAACGTCATCTTGTGATCAAGATCTTCTTTACGACAAGCTTCTATGATCTTATGCTTGCCAATATAAACATCATAAGTTGAACTCATCTTGAATCTTACCTAATAGATCTTCCAATTCCTGTTTTAAACAATGGTTCAAAAGAAACGTCTCATCATTTTCGATACGATACTGAATGGCTTCAACTAGGAGTTCAATTTCATATTGATCTACATCTAGTGACATATTCGTATTACATGTTCTTCAAATATACTTATAAGAATAATAGTTTTAATAACTACATTCTTCATAGGACTTTAACTTAGTTTCTTCAAGGAAACGTATAGGCAGTATATCCAGATTCCAGAAGTCCTCCTCAGGAATCTTGCTTAGTGTCTCTTCCAACTCAGAAGAACTTAAACATGATGCAATTACATCATAACCTTTGTTGCTTCTCTTATAGAGGTGGAATTTGATCTCATGCATAAACACTTTTTGGAATGTTCACATTATCTATAATACCACTAAGGTTCACAGAGATCAAGTATGTTACCTTCTGACATTAGTCTATGTCTCTTACCTGTTACTCTTGCCCTATTACTAGCTGTCCTATATGCAGATGCTACATGGTGCATAGTCTGATAGTGTTTCCAATAACCGAATTGGTCTTGGTATTCTATATCGACCTTTTGGCTCATTTTTATACCTGAAAAATTTTTTTAATTCACTTATAATCACTCTCGCGTTTTTGGTCCGTTGTAGGTTAGGTTCCCTGTACGCTTTTAATATCGCTCAGGGATCGCTACACATAAGGACACAAAATACCTGCTCATTCGCTGCTCTTATTATCGCATAGTTTGGGGAGAATGGCAACACCCTCCCCAGAGACTGCCTCAGATAAGTGTAGCGTGCTTGTCGTTAATCTTGCCACGATTCGTGTTGGTCCTGATGCCCTTAGTTTGTGTAAGCACGAGCATAGACTTCCGAGGTTTTGCTGCTTTCAGCACGGTGTACTTAACTTTGCCTTGAGCATCAGCGATTGCCAAGTCAAGTTTAGAAGAGGTTGCGAGAGTAGTGAGATCCATGATAAAAAAAGAGTTCAGAAGAGTGTTAACGAAAGGGAGGCAATCTTAGTTAAGACGCATACCACTAAAGAAAGGAATTGAAGTGCCATCCTGTAGACGAACATTCCACACATATGCTTTCTGATATACACGCTCACCAGGCAGTCCATTGCTCTCAAGGATCGCATTTAGACGACTCTTAGTTGTATTGGACTGCCACCCACCATCATACAATTCGATGAATCCCTCACCGATTGTAGCAATGTGGTTGCCATGTAGGTAAACACGAGAGACCTCAGACTGCTCATCAAAGGTAACAGCGGTATTAGCAGACTGCCAGTTGATGCTGTTAGCGATTGCAGTGTTCATTTGTTGTTCGATCTTTCTCATGATTGTCCTTTGTTTGTTGTTATCCTAATTATAGGGCATGAGAGGACCTCTGGCGGGTAATAGTGGACACCTTAGAGATTGGCACATAACTGCTCTGAATTCTCTAAGCATTCGATGGTTTTCTGAAACTCCACAGAGTCATTATACATTGCCCCACTAAGTATGGCAAACCTCTGAGGCACTTCGAGACATTTAGAGTCCTTATATGTGGATTTGGGAATGTGCTTGACTTTTCAGAGATTTCATGGTAGACTGAACGCCAAGATGACTATAAAATCTCCCCTTTATTATAAGAACTCACGAAAGAGATAGAGCACGCAACTATGTTTTTTTAACCATTTATTTAATAGCATAAAAAATACTGCCCAGTAACTGAGCAGCATATTCTGAGATACTTCCGAGGGTATTTGAGCACCTTAGAGCACTCCCGATTTCTCCTCTTGAATGATGCTTACTGTATCTCTGAGAATGAGCAAGTTCTCATACATAATGCCCTTATCAGGAT